CTAGTTTGCTTTTTTCATACCTACTTTGATGTGATGCGCAGCTCCATTATTTACATGTTTGTATTTTTTTCCTTTTTTAATGTTTAATTTTTTAAAATAAATTTTGTAAAGAAGCCTTTGGTTATTGAATGATGTTAATTGAATAACTTTTTCGCCTCTCTTATCTTTATCTGTTACATCAGTTAAGTCCAAATTAGATAAAAAATACTCACCAAATTTGGCGGTTTTACTTGCTAAACCAATTGTTTGCCTATTTGTTCTTATTAGATGATCATATTCTACTCCAAACAATTCTCCCTCTGTGCAAATTCTAACTTTTTCGGTCATAATATCTTTGGCAGAACTAATTGTGTTTAATTTTTTCTCAAAATTAGTTCTCTTGTCTCTGCCAAATTTATTACTTCTTTGTCGTGCAAAATCAGTTAATTTCACCGCTCTCCAACTAACGTTTCCTTTTAAAACATGTTCCCAAAAAGCATTTGCTCCAAGTTCATATTTTATTCCGACTAAGTGTTGGAATTGATGTGGCATGAATTTAACTCTAACAGCTGTGTTATAACTCCCGTTTTTGAAAGTAAAATGCACCGTTTTATTAAGAAAGTGTTCTTCGAAGAAACGGGCAAACTCTTGCAATTTTTTTAGGACGTAACGTTGATCGTCCTTGTCAGATTTTAGATTCATAATATTCCTTACTATAAAAAAAGCGATGTTATGTAGCTAACAATCGCACAAACTATGTACACGGGTAATTTCTTTATAGACCAGAGTAGTCTGTGTCAGCTCCCGTAGTCTGACTAATGATTCTCCAATATAGCCTAGAGTAAGCTGTGCTAGCTCCCATAGTCTAGCTAATGATCCTCTTGGGTACCCGTTGCCCAGATTAGGAGAAGAAAACAACGAACGAAACAATTTATACATTTTCTTCACAACATCATGATAACACATTTATTGTCCAACACAAACTAATTATCTTGATTTTCACAGTTTTTTCTTTAAACACGAACAAAATTTCGTATAACCAAAAAAACCGCCCAACCAGAAATAATCCAGTCGGGCGTTTTTATTATATTCAATTTTGTAAGGCGTTAACCTTTGCTTGTGCATCAGCTAATGCTTGTTGTGCTTTGGCTAACTCATCAGCCTTGGCTACTTCACTGGCTTGTTGTTTTGCTGCCTCTTGCGCTTTGGCTTGTTCAGCCGTCATCTGTGGGTACGTCTGATTCAACTCATTAATCAATGCAGCATATTCTTTTTCAATAGCGTTCTTGATTATTGTTTCATCTGTATCTGATAAGCCTAACGCTGATAACGCTTTTTTAACAATATCAACGGCACCCAACTTCTTGGCTTCACCATCTAGGTATTGTGTCACACCTAACTTTTGCATAGCTACGATTGCAGCCTTTGCCAATGGTGATAGAACGTTAATCAAAGTGGTGGCTTTGCTATTACCAGTAATGACTTTACCAATCCAACCACCAATGATTGGAATAGCTGCCAAAGCGATTGCAATGATAACATCTGAAATACTATTTACTTGCATGTGATCTCCTTATTTGATAGTCGCGAACGCCTTCATCATGCTGACTGGCTCACCTGAAATTTCAACATTAATTGTTGTGGCTGTTTGGCTGATAACCTTGTACTTACCGTTCAAAGTGAAGTACTCCATACGTCCATTGTTGCCTTGAATATATTGATTGTGCAACTTGTTGCCATATTTATCAGTCAATGTCATAGCTGAAATAGGAATATAGTTGTTGTAATCAATAGGCTTGATGCTCATATCAAAGTTCACACCATACATTTTGTTATTATAACCTACCCAGTAATCAGCGACATATACACCGCTAAATGTAGCGTATTGTGTCTTAGCTGGTGTACTTGGCGTGTTCGTTGATTGACTAGGCTTAGATGCAATTTGCTCAGCTGGTTTGTTGTTATCCAATGAACCAACCACCATGACGTTGCCGTCAACGCCAAAGTGGTTATCGGCATATTGCCACATCTTCACATTGCTCATGTTAGGGAAGTATTGCATAGGTGGTGTTGCTTGATGAGCTGTAGTTAGGTACCAAGCCACCCACAAAGCATTAGGATAACGTGCATTAACCCGTGACAAGTCAACATTAGTATTCATGTAGTAGTAACCAGAATAAAGCATTGGCTTATAGCCAGAGGCATAAATCTGATCCATGAACGCTAAGATAGCCGTTGTGTTATTGGCCTTGTTTGCACCTGCTCCCGCTTCGTAATCCATAGCGATATATGAACCCTTAGCCAGCCCTGCGTTTTGTGCATCTTGAACGGCTAATTGAGCTGAATAAGTAGCTTCACTTACTGAATCACCTACTTGTGCCCAGAAGTAACCGCCTGTTTGCATACCAACTGCATCAGCGTTGTGAATTTGTGCGTAGGCTTTAGGGTTACTATAATGAGCACCCTCACCGCCACCACGTCCGCCTAGCTTAACCATTGTAAAGTTATCGTCAACTTGCTTAAACGAATTGAAATAACTTGCTGTATCACCTTGATAACTGGCGACATCAATACCATTAGTATTAGCTGATACACCTGTGATTATTGCACCAAAAAAGGCAACCGCTCCAATTGAAGCGACTACCCATCGTTTTAATTTATTCAATTTTCAAACCTCCCATTTATCGTGTTTCCACGTTTCCAATTTAGTGAGTCGTATCTCATGGTTGTCCGTGATACTGTTAGATATTTTCAGCTCATCTTTCAAGCTAGCTATATCTGTTCTCAATCCATTAATTGAGTTCACAATGGTATTCTTCAATACCCACCACAAACCACCCAGAAGAATAGACCCCACACTTAGCCAACTCAACAAATCATGTGGCATTTGCATTCATTCACCTCCTTAGTTAGCACATGTTTATTTTAATAGTTAAAACTTCTATCATCGCCCGCTCCAATTCGGCACATCTTAATTGTACGATTGGTCGTGTCAACACTGACTACATCAATACACTGTTCATTGATACTACCCTTTTGTCTTTGTTCCGTATAGTTAGGGTCATCATTATATAAGGCATCACAAATAGTTGAGACACTTAGTACGTTATTATTAATGTGACTAGCGTCTTGGTGATTATGACCAGAAAGATGCAGTGCCACATAATTAGTTGTGTCACTAAAATCAACACTAGCAGTTATGTTATCTTCGTTCCACTCAAACTTTTGTTTGTTATTAATTGCAATCAATACCTGTTGTAATATCTTATTAGTTGGCACGTATACAGGAATCTGTTCATCAGAAGGTGCATGAGTTAAGATGACAAATGTGTACCCATCTACATCTAATGCCACATTAAGTAACCAATCAATTTCATCTTGTGTAATGCCTGCTTTTACACCGTGTGCTATTGAGGTATCAATACCTGACCAGTCGTCTAATATAATGAATCTAACTTTTTGTACAGGATTGTCTAAGTAATAATAATTTTTATTTAATACACCATTAATTTTTAATTCATTAGAACGATTAAGCACATCATATTGCTTAAGTTGATTTTCGGTCAACCCCTGGTCAGAGGTGGAGCTAGTTTTAATTGTTAAGTCATGATTTCCATGCACAGAATACACTGGGTACTTGGTAGATTTTACGATTTTTTGATATAAATTTGTGGCATCTTTAAGCTTGCTATTGATTCCATAAGCTTGCGGAATGTCACCACCAAAGAAAATTTGGTTAATTGATGTTTGTTGGCTAATATAATCTAATAACTTACCTTGTTGATTAGCATTGTCACCCCAATGGCTATCTGTAAAGTACGCAAAACTAACACCAGTCTGAACTTGAGTGTTCTGATTGATGACGTCAATCTTATTGTCGATATAATTATCCTCGTGATAATAGCCAGGTATTCCATCAAAATTCGTGTCCGTCTGCCAATGGGACCACTGACCCTTAAGATTTCCGTAATGGTTATATCCCAACATAATATAGTTTTTATAACTAATTAAGCTATTAACTGCCTTAACTGTAGAGTCGGTTAAATCAAGGATTAACGTATAGTTATTGGGAACACTAATCTTTAATGGATTATTTTTTAATACAAGTTTGTCCCATGATTCGGCAACTTGCTTAGTGTACATAACTGAATCAGGCAGCGTTATGTTTAATGAATTATCCGATTGTGTAGCAATAATAACCTGTTTGTTAGTTATCGGCTCAGTAATACTTATCAAAGCATCTTTGATGGGTGTTCCTTGAAACTGCATGAAGTAACCATTAGTCATCTGACCCCAAATGTTACTAGCCAATAAAACGTTGTGATTAGGCCTCTTAGTATTTACGCCTTGAACAAATATATTATTAGCATCCAAGTCCCAAACCAATATGTTATTATTTTCTAAAATGAATTGCTTTCCAAAAAAATCACTTGAACTTTGCAAAGTAAATCCTGTCTGAGTGTTGTCAAAATAAAATAACGAATAGTTAGGCATTGTAATTGTAATCCGACTAGCAGTATGGTCAACAACAATGGTTGGCTGCTTACCAGCACCAATGTTAATCATGTAATCAAAACTGCCCCAAAGGTCCATCGGGTTATAAGGTGCCTTGTCAATATCACTAGTAACTCGAACCGCATTGATGCCGTCTAACGTATTTGCGCTTGTCTGGTCTTTAGTTGTTAGAGTTAATCGGTACTTTAGTGAAACATCTGATACTAGAGTTGAGCCATCGCTGGACTTCCAATCAAACTCTAATTGTTTAAAAGTGCCGTCTAACTGGTAGCTTAATAACCGATAATTATATAAATCTGGGTTACTATCCCAGAAAGTCCACGTCTTCCCGTCACCTTGCACAAAGTCCGTACGAAGCATGTTAGCGTTATCTCTATCGTTACCAGTACTTGAATCTATGGCACCAATTTCGTAAGAAAACGGTAAATATTGGTAATAACCCCTGTTGAGCGCGGATTTTCTAATGTCAAAAAACGCAGATTGACTAATTTTTGCCTGACTATCTAGGTTGTTGTAGCTAACCGAACCCTTAGCTATCCCAACGGATTGATAAACCCCTACATCTAACCATGAGTTATTTGACCAAATGTATTTATGGCCGGTATCTACCGTGACAAATATTCCTGTTTTACCTGTTGGATATTTTGATTGTAGTGCAGCAAGATTAGTAAACGTTTCAGGGACAACGCTGATTTGAGCAAGCTTATCATTGATACTATTATTCAAATCATTTTCTTGATTATCCATTCGTTCTTTCAACGTTGGATAGGTTTGGCTACTCGAATTAGTTCTAGCGTCTTGAACTTCAACAGACGTATCACGCTCCTCTGATAACGCTGTTTCGGCGGTTGCCTGTGTTGCGTCTGTTCTTCCTTTCAAGGTATCGTATAATTTACCATTACCGTCAATACGAGCCTGTGTAACCTCGTTTTGGTCTTGCGGGGCAACATTACCCAGCATGTCTAGAATCTGTTTGTTTAGACTATCTGATTGACCATCTACGCCTTTTTGTATTTTTTCAAAATTATCGACTAAATCATTTCTAAGTGTTTGATTCAATCCAAGTGAAAGTTCATTGGTTTTTAGTTTTTCCATCGTTTTCTCCTAACGTTTCAGATATTTTAGTTGCTTTGACATTTCCGTTTTCATCAACCGAAATTTCATAATTGTAACCAGATGAATTTATAATTAGTCCGCCAGATAACCTGGTGTTTCCTTCATATGTTTTATTGCCCTTAATTGTTTCATCGCTCTGGTTAGTTGGCGTTGTGTATGCCTTTCCGTTGACTAGTAAATTACCATTATCATCAAATGAAATTGAAAACGTGCTTCCTGTTGGGGATAGCATCGATAAACTAAGCAATTTCAAATCATCAAAATCACTATTTTTAAAATGAAATCCATCGGCAGCAACCAATAATCTAGCTGTTTGTTTTTCCCCATCAGGGGCTGCATAAATAGCTTTTCCTATTCCTAATGCGCTAACGTTATCTACTATTTCGGGTCTCTTATTATTCCAATCTGTCATATCAACTCCATATATACCAAACACCATTGTTCATCATAGAAGTAACGTCTTGTGATAACTGCTTAATTGACTTCCCAATATGTTCATTGGTATCTTTTGCTCTTTGTTGCATAGCCCAATTGTGAGCAGAATCAAATATTTTGTTTCCAAATGTGACGGTATCAGTCTGTTTGCTATCTTGTGGGTAATAAGTCATTCCGACAATCCTAGTATCAACGTCAACGCCCAGCCTATCTTTTAATAGACCGGAGTTCCCCATCTTGATACTATTTATATCTGACAGTTTTGCTCCGTGTTCAAATTCAGCACGTTCCATTGTGTATTGAATAATCGGATAATCTTGTAATTGACCCTTGATATAACTAGTCAGAGAACCGGAATCTGTGAACCTATCGTCTTGAACAGTAGCCGCTTGTTTAACGCCCCAAATAGCAGCGTTTGGGCTAGTATATTCTGAGGTAGCTGCATAACTACCATCATCGTTTTGCTTTCCTAATCCCTTTATTTTGGTGCGGATGTTGCTGTAATCTTCCGTCCAAGATATTTTGTGAGCGTTATACCCATCAATAAATACAAACTGATCACTTTGACCTATTTTCTTGTAAATATGAATAGTCCAATTATCAAAATAAAATTCAAACCCAAAATCATCTTTCAACGTGTTCATGAACAAGCTGTCTGCAAAATCACCACCAAAACCATCACTGAATGAATAATTGCTGAATGTATCATGAATAACATACTTGAACGATGTTTCAGCAGTTATATATTTCATACAAGCGTCTAAGCTCTGCGTGTTTGATAATCTACCTTCAACATACTTATCGTGCAAGTCTGTACCGACATGAACGCCAGCAACTTGATAAGACCTTGAGTTACCCGATGAAATTGGATTAACGGTCGTCAACCTAAACCACTGGCCGGTTTCGGGAACTAATACCATTGTCTGTGGTGACATCATCAGCGTTGCAGATTTATTTTGAACACTATCATCTAATGTGAATGAGACAGTACTTAATTCGTTTAAACTTTCTGTAATTGAAAGGTTATAAACGATAGCTGGTGTTTCATCGACCGATATTTGTTTTACGTATATAACATTAGACATTAGTAGTAGAACCTCGTTTTAAATGAAATAGTAAAATCAGTTGAGCCAACAATTTCAATAGCATTATTACCGATTGCATAGTCAACAAAGCTACGATTAGAATAGTCATTTCCAAACCTTTGTGTGCCATCTACCATCGGAATTAATCCGATAATGTCTAGTTGCTGGTTTTTATTCAATGACTTCTTATACGTAAATGATTGGCCAGTAGTTGCGTTCTTAATAGTTAATGAACTAGCTACATTACCTTTGAAAGTGACAGTAACTGGTCGTTCACTAGCCAACAACGGTATGATTGACGGATTGTAGAAATTAAATTTAGTTTGATTGGTAAATGTGTATTTTGGCGTATCAAATGGTATGCCCATTCCAATGCCATAGGTTCCACCATCAAATGTAAATGGGTCTAACGTCGTAGCTGTACTTTCGGCCAATCCGTCATAGCACACTAGGTTAATCGCTACGCTTTTGGCTTTCCAGAAATTACCTAATCGTGGATAAGTAAATGATTCAGCAACTACTTTCCATCTCAAAAACGGTGTACGCATATTGATAACATAAAAAGGCTCCGTACTACTAAATATCCGTAGCACTTTGAGCCTCTGTAATTCGTAATCGTAATTGTCTCGAGCATACACATCAAATGTTAAGGGTATGGTAGTTTGTTGAATCTGACTATCAGACAATTCAGCACCGTACCTACCAATTTGCGTGTAAGTGTGTTGAAAGTTAGCTGAAGGTGGATCAAATGTTACAACATGTATTCCTTCTTTTTCAAGGTCGTACGTTGTACCATCACGTCTTTGAATTATGATTGAACCTTTATAATTAGTAGACATAAGTATTACCCGTCACTTGTCCTTTCATCAGAATTTCTTGGTTTCGTAGTACCTTGATTTTTGGATAGGTAGCACGAGCAATCTCGCCACTATCTAATTGAACCGTCATATGAACGTCGCCGCTCAAATCAATACCGCCATTAGTTGATTGCATAGAAGATGAACCGGCTATGATTGGCTGTTGAGATGTTATTGCTTGCATGCCACTCTTTGCACCATTAATAACTCCGGCTAATTTAGCAGCGAAGCTATTAGGTTGCTTTTGAGCCGTTTCTTTGATTGAGCCAATGATGTTTGTATCAGCTGTGGAACGATTTGGGTTAGTAACCCATTCATCTTCGCCCTGCACTTCACCAACAACGCCAACCCCATTTGTACGTCCACCATTTGCGTAGCCATGCCCCTGTCCTAAGAACGATAAATCACTGCCATAACGATGCTTGGCATAATTCAAACCAGCTAAGATATTGTCATAACCATTCATGATGTTATTATGACCGTCTACTGCATATGTCTTGAATGTTCCAGGCTTAACTTGCATCAAACCTGTGGCATTACCATCTGCTAAGCCGTCATTACCACCAATAGCTTTAGCATTACCACCTGATTCAGTTTGAATCTGCTTCAATACCTTGGAAACCATCGAGCCCGATGTGCTTAACCCTAGCTTGTTCAAAGCTTTCTTAACGTCAGAAGACCATGACTGTACATCATTATCAGCACCTGTTGAGCTATCATTGATAGGAGCAATAAACTTCTGAATCCATGACATCATGCCACCAGTTTGCTTCTTGATTAACTTAGATAGTGGGTTGTTTGTAGCAACCTCTTTGGCTTTAGCTCCTGCACTTCTACCAAAGTCTAAGAATGTAGTAGCTCCTGATGCCTTACGTCCGTTATAGGTGTGGTATTGACCGTCACCGCTCCAGTTATATTCTTCACCACTTATCTTGTCGCCTTGAACACCTGTAACCATAGCAGCGTGATTACCGAACTCTGAACCAGCACCATATACAGCAACATCACCTACTTTTGGTGTTTTTGAATGAGGTACCTTAGCATTAACCCAATCAGCACCATTTCCTAAGTGACTGAATAAATCAGCACTAACACCCATATTTTTCAATCGACTAGCTACGAAAGATACACATTCACGATAGAAGTAACCCCAAGGGTCAACTCCACTATCTTTTGACTTGCTTTTAAATGCGTAATCATCGCCTTTTTCGCCACCACCGGTATTAGAACTTTCATTAGCCATTGACCAAAGTGTTGACCACCAGTCTTTAGCTTGATTGGTAACTTTTTTATAAGCACCGCTTGCCAATCCGTCCATTACATTTGAAACGCCACCACTCTTAAGATTCATGACTTTTCCTAATGTTCCAGCTGGGTCAGCTACTGCACCTGTGATGTAACCAAACATTTTTGTAAATTTCTCGACGCCGTTTTTCAAACCGCCCCATAGAGAACCAGCAACATTTGAAATTGTAGAACCTGCACCCGACATTAATTTGCTCCAGAATCCAGTTCCACCGGAAAAATGTTTAGTGCCACTCATACCCATCATCATGGCTGTTTCTGAAGCGTTTAGTACCTCTGTTCCAGGCAATAATAAACGTTCAGTGTTTCTACCCTGAACTATTTCCATCTTGCCATTAGGGTGTATTAGAGTTTCTTTGTTACCTGTTTCAGGGCTATCATTACCATCATTTAAGATAGCATGTGTTAGTTGGTTAATCACACCAGTACCATTAGCAAACTTAACCTTTGGTATTTTACCTAATGCGTTTTTAGGTCCGCCAAAGTCATGAATCAAACCATTGATGCCATCAATACCAGCGTTAGGAATTTTAATAACAGCGTTGATACCATCACCGGCCAGCTTTTTCATTCCGTCCCACATGTCGCTAAAACCATTTTTAACACCAGTCCATGTGTCTCCAAATGATTTGCCTATTTTTCCAAGGACATCATTAAAAGTATCTTTTAGACTGTTGATGGCTTTAGAACCAAACTTTTTCATCCCGTTCCAAGTGTCACTGAAGAAATCAGAAATAGAGTCCCAAGCTTTATTCCAAACTTTTTTAATCGCTTTCAAAGTATCTGAAATTACATCGCTTAGCCATTCGATTATAGGCTTGAAGAATTTCTTTATTCCATTCCAAATAGATTCAAACGTTTTTGAGATTGCGTTCCATACCGTGTTCCATGTTTTAGTTATGAAGTTTAATGTCACAGTAAACAACTTTTTCCAAAAATTAAATTCATTTTCAATGAACTTAGACAAAATCTTCCACACAAACTCAAAAGATTTTTGTATTAGTTTCCAAGCCTTATCCCAAGCTTTTGCTACCGGTTCCCAAATTTTAGATAGAAATTTAACGGTTCCGTTCCATGCTTTTTCAATCCATTTTATCAGCGAATTAAATATTTTTTTAAGAGGTTCAACAAGCGGTTTTGTAATAATTATGGCTATACCAACAGGTACTGCAAGGGCATACAATAATAATTTACCAAATCCCTTAGCCAACTTAACGGCGGCGCTTACAAATTTATTCCACCCTTTTGTAAAACCTTTAACGAGTCCATCGAACCATTTACCAATAGCGTTTGATCCACTGCCAATTGACTTACCAATGTTTCCAAACCACTTGCCTAAACCACCAAAGAATTTTCTTACAGCCTTTGTAGCTTGACCGAACCATTTGCCGATACCTTTGAAGAAATCAGCTGCAGCATCAACGCAATCATCAACAAACTTTTTGAACTTTTTGTTGTGCTTGTATAGTTCGTAAAACGCAATGCCTAGGGCAACTATCGCCGTAACAATGATTACAAATATGTTAGCTTTTAATGCTAGGTTTAGTGCCTTCCATACATCTGTCATCAACATTGTTGCAATACGTACCGTTGTGATTCCAGCGCTTATGAGTTTAAATACGCCCACTACACCTTTAACGGCAAGCATAGCGGTTGCAATAGCTCCTACTGCTAAACCAACTGCCTCTAACGCTTTCTTGTGCTTAGCTACCGACTCTAAACCTTTAGCTAATGGATTTGTCTTGTCGCTGGCTTCTTTAGCCTGACCAGATAAGTGTTTTAGCCCATCAACAATTAGTCCGATAATATCACTGAATGCTTCAAAAGCACCAGATGCAATTGAACCAATTATTTCGCCTAATGGTTTTGCGATTTCTCCTAAAACAGTGAATACATCATTAAGTGACTGTGATAGTTTGACGATAATTCCAAATATTGCAGTAAAATCTAATTTCTTTTTAGATTTATCAGCAGAGTCACCTACATTGGTAAAACCGTCCGCTATACCTTGCACCACCTTGACGATGGTACTTACAACGCCGCCAGCTAATACACCAACAAAACCACCCACAGCAGATGCAATCGGCTTTATTGCCTCTACGAGTCCATCGAATGCCTTTTTAATGCCGTTTACTTTTTCTCCAACCTTACCATCAGACACGGCTCCTAAAACATTGGCTTTGAAACTGATCGAAAACAAAGATAGCGCGTTTCCTATCAGTCCGAATACTTGAACGACAACATCTTTTATGCCACCAAATACAGCAACTATTGTGTTCTTGTTTTTCTCAATAAATTGAATAACGTTACCAACAATACTAAGAACACCGCCCATTGCTTGACCAATACCGTCAGCAAATGTTTTCATGCTGTCGTCACTGGTAATTCTTTGTAGCGCAGATGTAGCTGATTTACTCATATCAAATGAGCTTTTCATAACTTCACCTGACAATACTTGCAAACGAGAATGTAGATACATGCTCATACCTTGCATAGATGTCATAGCTTCCGCTGTACCGCCTTTGTACTTCTCACCAAGGTAATCAAGCGCTTCGGTAAATTGCGTTGCTGATAGCTTACCAGCGGCACTCATGGCATACAATTCTTTCATGCTCTTACCAGTAGCCTTTTGTAGGGCTTCACCAAACATAGGGAAACGATTAATCATAACCGACATATCCTCTGCGCTGGCTTTACCACCAGCAACGATCTTGGCGAACATTTCACCCGATTCAGATATTTGTGGTCCAGTCATGTGCAAAGTAGAACCCAAAGCAACGAAAGCATCGGTCCACTTCTTTGTTTCCTCAACGTTTGAATGAACGTGATAGAAACTTTGTGCCATTTCGTTAATATTGTCAGCTGCATAGATAGAATGTTGAGAAAGATTGTTAATGTAATCAACTAATTCCTTACCATCTTGTGGGGCTTCGGTAGTCAAGGCAGTCCACACGGTTTTCATCGTGTCCTGTTCCTTGTTATACTCCATGCCGGCTTTTGTCATTTCTTTAAGACCGTTGGTTATAGCATTTACGCCACCCATCACAGCATTAGCTACAAAAGTACCGATCATGATGTCTTTCAAACGTCTAAACTTATCACCAGTTCGTTCAGCTTGCTGTTTTATGGCCTTTAAACCAGTAGTAGCATTGTCATTCAGTTCAACCTCAGACGTTACCTTTGCTGGTATTTCACGGAGTAACTTTTCATAGTTTACTACTTCACCTTTTTCAGCTTTGGCCAATAATTCAGTCCGCTTTTCTTTAGGAAGTTTGTTTAATAGTTCTTTGAAGTTGTTGATGCCTGCTTTGTTAGCTTGTGCTTCAAGCTTAGCCACAAGTGGGTCGCCTTTAAAAGATTCTTTAAACTTTTCATATCCGCCTTTACCAGCAGTTTCAGCCTTTGATTTGAACTCACTCCAGGTCTTATCTGTCTGATCATTTAACAATAAATCAATGTTAATTGAACCATCAGCCATTCAGTTTCCTCCTTTCTGTGTTTATTCAGCATCTCCCATCATCATGTCGAAGATTGCAGATGCGTTTCCTGTAAATCCATCTCCTTCTACCTGATTGTCAAGTTGATAATAGGATTTCATTTCACTTACGAATTGGGCTTGCTCTGGATTGTCCTTATATCCAGTCAAGTCATCACTTCGATATTGTCTTATCTTTTGAATAGGAGTATCCGGACCCAAGTTATCAAACAAAGCTTTGAACTGATGCCAGTCCATACGGTCAATCATTTGATTTAGATCAATGTGATAGAAACTCAAAAAAGATGCATAGATTGCTCCAGCATCTTGTTCATAATCATAATCAGCTTGACTACTTAACGGCTCATCGGCTTGTGTTTCATTGTTGTAGTCGCTTTCATCATTTCCGTATGGCTTTTCATTGATATACTCAAACAAACTCTTTATGACATCTGCCTTAATTGCTACATTATTACTTGGAATACTATCAACAACCAACAAATCAAAACATTTATTAATTTTTTCAGCATCATCTAAATCGCTATCCAAAACACCAAACGCTTCAATCACAACATTAAAAGCTAAATTAATTCGATATTCTTTATCAAGTAATTTAAATGTCGTCTCCGGTCGCTTGGTAAATGAAAACATTAGTCATTGCCTTTTGAACGACGTTGTGAACGGTTACTACCATACTTTTGCTTCAATTCATCACTTTGGCCAGCTTCAAACACAGCTTGCGCAATTTTTACAATAGTTACAGCACGATTATCAGCGTAACGAGCGATTTCGTCAGCTTCTTTCTTACCGATGGCAGCTTCCAAATATTCTTTTGAGTTGTCAGACATTTCTTTGTATGACTTGCTTACCAACTTACGTTGTTCGTCCAAAGTTGCGTCTTCATCATACTTTTCAACTCGACGATACAAATCACCTGTCTTTAACATCAAATCAGAGTACTTTTCATCAATTTCAGGTGTATAGCGTGCTGTATACGTTTTCTTGCCAATGATGAAATCCTCAGACTTGATAATCAAACTTGTAATGTTAATTGCCATGTGTGTTCTCCTTATGAACGCTTAGAATTGTTATGTAATTGGGCTTTTCACCCCATTTGAACGTTTAAGCTGTTGTCGCTAGATCAATATTACTGACCTGTTCCGCTGCCAGTTGTAGTTCCTGTTCCACTAGCATCGACAACTTGTGGCTTTCCGTTAGCTGCAAGTGTGAAACTAAATGTTTGCTTTACGTTTGCAGCGCCACCAAATGGTACGATAGCTTGCAAAGTTGCGGGGAATTGAACTTGTTTACCTGATGGGTCAGTCCAACGAGCCAATGTATGCAATTTTTCACCGACAGCAATATACTTTGAAGCAATATAATCTTGTGCTTCATCACCATCTAAGCGGTGACCGGCAACAGCAAACGAAATTGTCTTACCGGTTACATCAACACTAGAGAACCCCTCACCGTCATAGTAAGGCGTAGTATCAGCTGTTTCAGAAGCAGAAGGTGTGATCGTTTGAATACCAGCTGAAAGTGTCGCCCATGATGCCTTTGATACATCATCAAGCGTTGTGTTTCCGGCTGTATCAATTTCTAACTTATTTTGATAGTTGTCATTAAATGTTTTATTCATTTTAATCTCCTAAATTAATCTGTTGTGTTATTTCAACATTAAAGTCCAATAAAAAAACGCCTTTTTCAGAGACGTCTATCATTGTTGCGAATGGTTGTGGTTCAATATCTATCTTGTTGAAATCATACGTACCATCTGTTTCCAAACTGTCCGTGTTGTCCAACAACTCGCTTATCTTCCACAACGTATTATTACCTAATTCAAAATCATCAGTGCGTAATGCTATTTCAAAAGGCAGTGTGCGTTCTTGTATTCCCGACCAGTCCTGACTAACCACCTGTGAACCGGGCTGTGAATAGATACCAAAATCATTATCGTTACTTAGATGCCCTATGATTAATTGCGAAGGTAAATTTTCTAACTGGTTGATTTTATCAGCAAGTCTTTCTAGTAAGTCCATTACTTCATCAACTCCTTTACATAGACATCAGTTACAGTTTTCATCAATGATTTGTCACCTATCAAACGCTTATCCCAACGGCTACTAGTTCCGGGTGTCGTATAGTTACGAATTTGGCTACCATTAATCACACCGAAGAATTGAGCACGTGCATAAGGCATCGTATAGATGATATGTTCACCATCGTTTGAAACATTAGAGGCTGTTCTCAATCTGTTTTGTTTTTGCATGTCTGACTTCGGCACAAAACGTTCCATAGCCATCATTGCTTGGTTAGCAGCCTTAAACTGTGATGCTTTTTTGTTTGCCCCAGCCATAATGTGATTAGCTCTATCAAAGTCTAATTTAATAGCCATCACAACACCTCCAATTCATAACTCCAAACCTCGTTATCTAATGGGTTACGGTTGTCTACTATCCGTTGAATAGTGTACTCAACACCCTCAAAAATAATCTTGTTCCCTTGGCTAGTTTTATCTAGCTTTGGCATTGGATTTGTTACGTCTGCATACAAAAAAATAACTGCATTGGCAACCACTTGACGACCGTTATTCGTTCCTGAATAAATAGTCTCTTGTTGAACCACACAATTATTAATGATCGTATCTACTTGCGTTTGCTTGCCATATTTATCTTTCACACCACTAGGCATACGATAAATGACTTGCTGATTAGCATACTTTTTCGGTATTGTAGGTATTTTAGACACTAGCAACACCTCCATATCGCAAACCAAAACGGCCCAATAGCATCAATGCTTCATCGGGGACAGCAAATCCACTGCTAGTTGATGATGAACCATCACTATTAGCAGATTGCAATGTGGTACGACCTATTTCTACACTTGAATACGAACCATTATTCAAATCAGAACTATCAGTAACGCTATTTCTATCCATATAGTCAATAGTTAGCGCAATAGCGCGTTTAAACGCTTTAGCCCTAGCATTTATCCATGGATATTCAGAAGCACTGTCATCTGATAATACAGGCGAATTAGGCATACCATAAAAGTAGTTAGTCACGGTGTCAATTTGTATTTCAGCCTTTGAAATTAACTTTTTGAACGCATCTTCCGATACTGTATCAGGTAATATGTTTGTAAATTCAGGATAAGTTAAATACATAACTCACTCCTTTCCGAACTATTTACTGTCCACTACCTGATGTTGTGCCACCAGTAGTTCCTGTTCCACTACCTGATGTTGTAGTCTTTGTTTTGTTTGACTTACGCACTGACGTATTTTCTACGCTAGTAACGTTTTGGTCAATAACGGTTCCATTATCATAAGTAAATGGCTTGATTACAAGCAACTTTGTGTCGTCATAGATAGCGACACCATAGTGCATATCCGCGTTAAACTTAGTCAACTTATGGTCAATATCACGATCTTTTTCAGCTTGCACTGCACGCTTCAAGTAAGTTTTCATAGCACCTGCTTTAGCAACAGCGGCTGAACCAACAGGAATCTTACGCGAACGAATAAACTGCCAACCCAATACACCACCAAACACGCCGGTAGATAAAATTGAATCTCCTAATTGTGATGCACGTTCCCAATCTAATGCAGCAGCTTTACGTACTTTGTTAACGTCTTTTGGATTCATGTAGATAACGCCTTGTGCACTACCATCATCGCCTTCAAAGCTGTTATCAGATGTATCGTCAATGAATGCAGCTTCAATATCATCAATAAAGTCTAACTTTGTAAAATCAGCACTAACTAATGTTAGTCGTGACTTTGCTGCAGTAGCAACAGTATCATTATCTAACTTAGCAGCAATGGCCATTGTGATTTGGCGTGTTGCTTCACCAACTGGATCACCGTAACCAGACAATACAGCTTCATCTGTTAATTGAACACCCTTACCAGCTTTCTTAACTGTGAATGTGTCAGTTGAGTTGGTCAATTGTTCATAATCAATCGCTGCACCCTCGGCAACGTCTTTCGCATCACCGATATACTTCCAACGAGGAACTGTAATTGTATCACCTGGGCGACCTGATAGAGTATCGTCAATAGGTGCAATAGCTCCAAACTTGATTGCCTTTGGTAGTTGCGCAAGAATCATCTCACCCATCACTTCTGGGTCAATCATTTGTTCCAATGTAGTTAAATCATTTGCCATGAATTATTCTCCTTTATTTTGTGCAACCGCCTGTTCATAGACCTCTGGATTAGAGCTCTTAAGTTCAAGCGCTTGTTTGTATGACAATTCGCTAAGCTTTGGTACCTCGTTTGAACCACCGGAAGGATTGCCAGAACCAGTAATCTTAACACCCGGCTTTGCACCTTCTTGTTCGGCAGTAAATAGATAACCATCACTTTCTTGTAATTGCTCAAGTTGTTCTTTCAGACCATGCACACCGTCGTCATCAATCGTAATGTTGTCGCCGTTCAGCAATGCTTTAACAGCCTTGGGGTTTTTAGCCTTAGCTTCACGCAAAGCTAGTTCAATAGCACCATCACGCTTCAATGTGGCAATGTTGGCTTCATAATCAGTCTTAGCTTGCTTGTTTTGGTCTTGCAATGCCTTGATTTGAGTTTGAAGTTCTTCGTTGTCGCCAGCCTTACCTGATAAGTCTTTGAGTTGCTTGTCGCGTTCGGCAATTTGTGATGTTAGATCAGTGTTTTGTTGTTTCAACTGTTCTAATTCACTCTCAACGCCCTTTGACTTCTCTAAATCTTTACCATGTTCAGCCATGACTTGGTTTACCTGTTCATCTGATAGACCAAACTTTTGCAATGTATCCCTGTTCATAAAAATCTCCTTCGTGTTTTTACGGTGTAACGTCACCGAATTTTTTGAACTTTAAAAAGCCTTTTATAAGGGACGTGCTCGGGTCCACATAATTATTTACTATAAATTTGCTCACGGCTGTAATCACGCCCTAGGTAGTCTTTATCACCAATAAATTCTCGCAATTTTTTCTGCTGATTAGATATACGAGACTTCATTCTTGATGCCATTTCTTGGTCGTTTAGTTCTTGTGCCGCTGCTAAACGTTTCTTGCTACCACGTATAGCCCGCTCCATATTACGTTGCTTTTGTTGCTCTTGGCTACGTTTCATCGCTTCGTCAGGGTCATATTGCTTAGGTGTAACATCAGTGTTCACATCTGGGTCAAATGGCGTTAATGTGTGACTACAGTTAATTCCTTGTGTCCCTTGAGGGTTTCCATAACCGTGATTATAAATACTGTCATACTTTGGGTTATAAGCTTCATTATCCTCTGTTACAACATTGACCACCTTACCTTGAATAGGCGCACATGCTTCACGAGCGGCAGGGTGTGAACTCATCATCGCTTGTCCCATACCGTAGTCATGCATACGTTTTAACCGCAAGTCGTTAAATGTTCTATGAGCTGTCGCATTAACAACTAGTCTGGAGTAACTTTCCAACGACCAGCCATGATTCCCTTTATCAACTAAAGTAGTCTGAATACCCTTATCAACCCATTTATACACGTTATCTCTAACGGCTTTTTCTGGCGTTTTAAGATCACTTGTTACTTCTAGCGTTGATTCCTTGACGATACTTTGAAACGTCTTCATAGCTGCATTATTATCGTAATTAGTAGTCAATAGTGTTTGATTAACGTTGTTATTAATATCAAGGAATGTCTGTCGCATGATTGAATCTAACATGTTAGAAACATCATCACCAACAGTGACTTGTTTCTTCATTATTCCCTGTAATTGTTTGTCAATCTCTAACACTATCTGCAAGCCGTTACGCTTAATCATGCTTGTTAATTCATGCTCTGATACTTTATTAGCTTTAGCCACTATCTTGATCACATCACGAGTTAACGCATGCATTTTGCTAAGTTGTTCAACTTGCCACATCATTGCGTTATCGCCATTGATTTTATCCCAATCACTGTCTTTAACTGCATCAATCAGCAGTTTAAATATATCTTGTTCTAGTTTTGCATAGATATCAGATATACTATTTGCTTGCTGTTGCATCGTATTTGGCGTAATCATTCATCATCGCCTCCGCTGCCTTCGCCATCATTGCCACCCAACATTCCAGCCTGTTCATTAGGAATATTGTCTGTTTCAGGTGCTTCACTTTGTAACTCTTCGAGCCATTTGTCGGCATCATCTTCACTCAAACCGTAATTACGCATTAAGAATTGTTTCTTAGGCATGAAACCGGCAATTGCAACCTTTAAATCTTCTTCAAGTTGTTTGTCTTTATCAACAAACACACCATCGTCAAAGTGTAGGTTAATCTCTAATGGATTATTGACTAAATCAACCGATAGTGGTGCTGATTGGTTGTCAAACAACTCAGGCTTAGTGGCTAATTGAACGATTGATATAATCAACTCTTTAATTTGTTTTTCAACTTGAGTAATATAGCTTGAACGAGTACGATACGTTTCACTGTTATCAGAAACAACTTCTGTTGCTGTTTTATCGCTCTTTGTAGCATCAGTAGACAATGTTCCTTGTGATAGCCCTATATTGTTCTCAAACTCACGCACAAACACTTGAAGTGAATCATTGTACTGTTGCACACGAATATCGTTAGTCAGGTCTTCAATAATCGGCTTACCATCTTTTGTTTTACCAACTTGCATAAACACATCATCGTCGGTATCAAATATAGGATAGCCTTGATTACTCTCATCTCCAGCGTGTGACGTTGACGGTTTCATTAATGAACCATCAATCGCTATGCGTCTCTTACCCAGCTTTACTTCTCGATGGAATTGGTCTTGTGCTGTATTGATTGCATTAATAACGTGTTTGTTATTTTCTACAATCCCGATACCTAGCGGGCTTTCGATTGACTTGTTGTTCTTGCCAGGCGTTTTGAAGTAGGCGAATGTAGGTCTTACAATGTCGCTAATAATAACTTGCTCTGGTAAGTCAGCAAACTCATCAAGAACAGTTAAATTAACTTGTTGTCCTATCTCACCAACGTTTTCGGAGCGGTATAGCTCATTAGTAATCGTTTCTTCACTAATCCCATCGAATTCATGAAATTCTAGTAACGAGTACCAAACAGTCTTATTGTTCTCTGATTTGGTTGTTCGATTGACAATAACCGCTGATTGAATATCATTTGTGTTAGATTGCAACGGTACAAATTGGTCTGCACGTACCCAAGCTAACTTAATCTTGTTATTATCCACGTATGGTCGAATAGCAAATCCCCCAGTAGCGATACCAGTTTCTAAATACTCTTCATACTTCAAATTAAACAAGTTGTCAGTCAACACACCGTTAATAAAAGTATCGATATTTTCACCAGTTACAGATACAGTTACCTGTTCATTGAATATAACTGACGCTAATTTACGCGCTGCCTGATGAGTGACAGATAGCGTTGATAACTTTCGTTGACGCCGTTCGTTGTTCGTATTGTAGAAATGAACATCAGCAAACACATCACTGTAATAGTCCAAGTCTTCTCTAATTCTTGTAATTTCACTGACAGGCAAGTTAACGCGTGGGTCATCAGTTATATTTGCAAGTGATTTTCCAAAGCCCATGCTTATTTTTCCTTTCGTAAAAAAATGGTGTAGTTTATCTCTGATTGTCATAATTGCTCCTACCATGCAAGGTCTAGCACATCTTCGTTGTCAAGAACAAAATACTGGAAGTTATCGCATGTGTGGTCTGCTATTTTGATAACTTCAGGCTTTTCAGCATGTAGTGTTTTCTCGTCCCACTGATAACGCTTGTGTTCTTCAATGAACTTATCAAGATTTGTTTCAGTTGGCAGATAATAAAAACGACCCTGTGCAAGTAAATTCTGCACACGATCAATCATGTCTGGTTTCTTTAGTTTTGCTATTGGATGCCAATCAACACTAAAGTCCTTGTGATACTGGTTTCTCAACGCTGCTTCAGCACTATCCATTGTCATGTTGCTGATAGGTTTACCATACTTAGCATACATACGCTCTATGAAATCATGAACGTTCTTAGACAAGTCATCAGTAGCCATTTTATCAACCCTACCCTCTGGACTGTAATACCAAGTATCTAGCAGCACTACCTTACGATGATAAGTTACACCATAGCAGCCAACCGCAGTAGCAGAAACAGAGTGACCAACATCGGCAGAGAAGTACAAATCAACAACAGAATCATCTAAATCTTCTAAGTGTTCCAGTCGTTGGAATAAGTCCATCTTATAGACGTTTGTGCCAAGACCAACAGGCTCACCTAAAAATTGCCATCTGTAATAGTCATGATCATTAACTTTATACTTCTCAATGTCGTGTAAATACTGTTCAGACAGGAAGTGCAGTTTATCATCTAAGTACGTCGTATGTACTACTAAGAAATCAGGGTCATCACGAACTGTTTCAACCCATTCGTTAATCCAGTCATAAGGATTACGTGGTGGGTTATACGAGAATATCGTAATAACTTGCATGCCTTTAGGTAGCTTTTGACGTGTATATGATAACTGCACTGTGTGTATTTCAGTAAAATTGCTAAACTCAGTAGCTTCTTCAAACCACAACCAACGCACATATCCCTTAGCTATCTTGAACGACTTTTGCTTACTAGGGTCATCAACACCAGAGAAGTAAAAGCCACTACCATTACGTCTGTCTATAATCTCCATGGGTGACGTTTTAAAACGGAATAACCACGATACATGTAATTCATCTAAAGCCCATTTAATCTGTTCATACACACTGCGTTTTAAGTTTCCTGCTACCTTACGATAACAAACCACATTAGCATCTTCGTCAGCCATCATACCCATTGCAAGATACATACTAATCGCACTAGATTTGGTACTGGCACGCCCTCCCTCTTCGATAATATTAGATGCGTTTGTTTCCCATAAATGGTCAAAAGCTGGATTAACTAATTTAGCTACGTTCATCTTCTTCTGCCCTCCTATCGAAACCAATCACACGTATCTCATTGGCGGTGCCATTATCAGTAACTTCTCTTGCATTAGCTTCAGCAATATCAGCCTCAGCACTAAGCTTGCGTATTTGCTGTTCAACCAACTTATCATTGCCAGGATAGCGCTTCATGATTTCTTTCAAAGCACTAATTCTTGTTTTGAGGTCTGCTTCTTTTTCAACTGTTTCAGCACCAACAGGGGTGCCTACAACAACGGTCTCTTTTAACTCACCCCTAGCAATGCTAGTAAGCAATTCAACAGCTTCTGTGTAGCTCATAACACGGTTTGACTTTATTTCAGCCATGCGCTCTTCTATGTATGATTTAACCATAGGTTTTGATAGGTTTTCAGCACCTATAACCTGCGCCGTCTTCTTACTATAACCCGCCTCAATCGCTGACTGCGTGGCATTACCGGTCTTTATATATTCATCAGCAAACTTCTGTTGTTTCGGTGTTAATTTCATGTCATTTAAGGCACCTCCTTTCAATGTCGATTAGTAAACTACTCGTTAAATTTAGGTGGAACTATCTGCATTAGTCCTTTAGGGTTATGCATTTCACTATAAATGTCTTTAATTTCGGGTTTTTCTTTGAGTGTTTCTGTCTCCAAGGTGTTAAATATAGCGTTAACGACACTATTCATTACTTTTCTAACGCCATTAACAAAACTATGCATGCCTTCATTTATCTTTTTAGCAAACATATACCGTCTATGCATTGCCATTTCATGCCTAGCTCTTCTCAATTGTTTGTGTCTTGGGTGTCCTTGCTGCATAATGTTCTCCTCATTCACTGCAAAATAAAAAGCGCTTATACGCTCGACGTTTACTAGTGATACCTATTTTCCATATCTTCATCCAATTTTTTCCAATCCAAATAAGTTGTATTTTGTCCATATATATAAGTTCCATTAATTAACTTAGCATATGGTATAAGTTCTAACCTTTTAATAGAATCGCTAATCTCAACTCCTAGTGTTGCTTCAAGTAAAGCAATGTCTTCCGAGTTAACTTCAGAATCAGACATATCACCAGGCTCAACAACTATTTTTTCAAACATGGTTGGAATTGGTTTTCTCTTTGCTTTTGACAAACTAATTTTTTTCTTGTCTTTTTTTACTACCAACACTCCTCGTTCAGTCACCACCATTTTGTTAGTTGTAAAATTTTTTACTCTAATACCGTACATAGCATAGGGTGCATCATCACTATTACTTTTTTTGGTTATTACAAGCTGAACTTCGCCATCTCTATGCATTCTATCCAAAAATGTACTTCCAAAAAATAACAATACTAATAATCCAATCCAATCAGGAACTGTCCCATAATTAAGTGATAGTTTTTTTAAGCAAACTAAAACTATTATTCCACCTAACACTCCGCCACCAATAAGACAAATTAATGTTTTCCACCATTTATAAAGCATCTCCAACCTCCGATAACAGTAATTATACTACTAGAGAGACGTGGGTTGGATTAGAAATTATCTGCTCATGAAATAAGTGAATAAAATATTAATAGTTCCCACAACAAGTAATGCTATTTGGGTATGGTTAATATTTTCTTCCAAGCTATCCTGCCATAACATGTTCCATCTCTTCTCTTTTTGAGAAGTTGAATATCATTTTCAAGCTTGCTGATAGTTTCTTTATGTTCCTTTATCTCATTGCGCATTTCAAACTGTTCATCTTTCAAATGAGCGATCATGTTGTCAGTCTGCACCATGTTTTTAACTAACATCTCCACATCTGCTTCACGCTTGATGTTCTCAAAGTTAATGTCTTCCCTTGCTAATGCCATATCTATTCTCCTAGAATTGTTGATACATCATAGTACGTTATAGACCGTTAATTCTCTAACCACTTCATGCGGCTCTTGTAGTCAATCTGCCTATTCTCTAACACTTCTGACCTAACCTGAATACGTGAGCGCTTATGTCGTGCAACGCTCTCCGTTTTCATCATGTCAGCGTGCTTGCGATTAACATCAGTCGCCTGTTTGATATGTCTACGTCTCTTGCGTAGTTTCTTCTCTGATTCATTCATGTTTAACTCCAAACAAAAGGTCCAACCTGCGTATCTGTTTTAGATTCGCAAGTTGGACCGTGTATTTTTATGTACTAAAAAACCACCGTCAAAGTGATTTTTCTAAAATTTAATAATAAATTAAGCTGTATACATCAACCATTCTAAATAGCTAACAAGTCAGTATATAACTGTCTTCTCTCACTATTGGACTTGTTAGAGAAGTCAACATTCTTAACCCAATCAATAAGCCCATCACCATTTATATTTGAATGTCCTTTATACGAAATGTATCCAGTCACATACATAATATAGTCCATGCGATTGACATAGGACGATAAATTATTGTCATCAATAAATGACAGTGCAAAGTCTAAGGACTCAAGCGTTTTGGATGTAATATTTTTTAATTCAGACACAGTGAGTTTTGTTAACTGGCTTTCTTTTGTATCGGATGGTATAGGAGCAAAGTTATTTGAATGATTTTTCCCTTGAATTAATTCTAACTCAGGATTCAGCATTGCAATGGGGTATGAAACATTTGTGGTGTACGGAGAAAATAATTCATCAAGATCAAATGCATCAATCTTGTTGCGAAATGGTTCTCCATAGCTAGCATATATGTCAAAGCCTTTGGACCCTAATTTAGCAAATGTCATTTGAAGAGCACTGACTTTGCTACCTGCGTTGTTCAAAACCTCAAACCATTGGATTTGTTCTCTCTCATCCATCCCATTTGCAATGTGAAGCGTGTAGCTATATTGATTTATTTTTGTACGAGCCTTCAAAATAATAGAAATGTCATTAAAATCAGTAATTTGGGCAACGTTATTCAAATAACTATAAAGTATTTGATCATTTTTATTTAACAATTTACCAACTGGAATCTGATTATTGTTTGGGCTTTGCTTTACTTCACGAAAATATCCCCTACTTAAATCAAGTACAATATTTCTAAAACTATCATCGTCACAATAAGCTTTATAATTACTAGTTAATCTTTGTTGACCATCTATGACAGATTTTTGACCTTCACGAATATCTTCGTCATCAATTAAATTCCGTGACAGTAACTCAACTTGAGGAACAAGATAGTTATTTGCAGCCAAGCTAATTTGGTTTAGCGATAAAGGTGAAACGGGTGCCTTCCCATATAACTGATAGTTAAACAAATCTACAACTTTTTTCAGTGTCCAACTCAAATCACGTTGATAAATAGGTAGACTAATTTTTTTGTTCTCAATATCATCATTCAGTTGCGATATTGTTTGACTTTGGCTTTGCTTTGTAGGGTCATATGATGTTGCTGTAACCAATCTCTTGTTAATCATGTTTTTATTTTCCTTTACATAAATTAATATCTTTATTATAATAGCAGCTACTTAAAATGTCAAATTTATTTTTTGTAAAATTTAAAGCTGCTATTTCATTTTTTTACATTTAATGCTTTAAAAACAACAATATTTTCATTTTAAAAAATAGCTGCTATTTTTTAAAATGAAATAATAACCTTTTATGTTATATTGCCACGTATGCAAAACCGACTGATTTCAACCGATTTAACTATAAACCATTAGTTGATTGTTCAATGTGGTTATTTCCAAAATGGAAATTAACACTATGTACGATAAAATGTCATTATCCTAGGTTGTGTTTGCGAGTGACCGCAACGAATAGATAGGGACTTGAACCCTATATAAGATGTCTTCATATTTTTTCTAACCGAGTAAACGAATATGTGAGTACGTGACTGCGAGATAAACGTTCACTCGAACATGGCCATCATGTTGCTATCCATAATGATAGATATTCCAACCTATCGTATTTTTACATACACAGTGGCTTTTTCCGAAGCGTGTGTAACGTTGCTTTTAATGGATGAGCAATAACCCTGTTTAATTATCCTTTGAGTCTTTTCCGGCATTTTTATTTTTGCCAACTGTATATCCGATTTGAAAAGTGGATATCACCAAAGCAATTATAGATAAAACCATTGGCCCAAATATATAAATTAGTTCCACTATTTACCTTCTTCTATTTTTAAAAATTTACTTATAGTTTGCGTCGTATAAATTTATTTCACTTTTTAGTGATGTCTTATCAATTATCTGATGATACAAATATAACCCTATATTTATGCATAAAACTGCATAAAAACCGCAGTATTATAGGACTGCGCCTAATATGTGTTTGACCTCTGTACGCCAAGCGATTGCTGTTCTTTCAGATATGTGAAACTGCTGTGCTACCTTTACCCACGTGACAGACTTGCTTGCATAATAATACGCAACCACCTTCTGCTTGTCAGGCTCAAACGTGGCTATCCAACGCTCGACATCTTCCTTTTGCTTTTTGAGGCTATTAAGGTATCTATCCTGCTCAATACGTATCACCATGTCATCAACTGGACGTGTGTGTTTGTTCTGCGCTCGACCACCTCCAATATTCTCATCAACTTCTTGACTGTCATACCGTATCGTTTCTATACGCTGTTTAATTCTTAATTCGAGACGACCAGAGAAGTAGTCTCTCAAAATGCTATCAACTCTATCCGCCATGTCTCCCTTTCTACTCCACTGGTACTGCCCTTCCAAATTTAAATAGCTTCAACTGTTGTGGTGTCTCTTTGCTCAATTTATTCATGACTGCTTGTGCGTCAATCTGATTGCCATAAGTTGCACCAGATGTTTCCCACTCGTCATTATCTGTCTTGCGGAAACCAACGATGTACACTTCTATGTCTATGATTTTCATGAATTTCCCTTCTAAATGTTATAATGTTAGAAAACGATTGGATAACTAAGCATGACATTACAATTACTTCACGCTTTAATTTATTTGATGATTGTTCTACTGCTGATTACTCTTCTGATTCGCTTTTTAATACATAGTCATGGCACGAAAGTAATTTCTATTTTTGGTATAACAATACAAATATTGATACTTGTCTACATAAATCACTTATAGTGAGATCACATTTCTGTTACAAATTTCATCACGATATGCACCGCTGTTACCATTGCTGACAATAACATGCCAAACTCAATCGCATGCTGTAAGTTGTGTCCTATTTCAATCATTGACTCTCACCCCACAAATAAGTGCACGATCAAAGCAAAAATCATTGTCATAATTATTGATGATGTACTAAAAGTGTTCAATTTGTATCGGTATTCAACGTCATTATTCAACGCTTTTTCATTTAACTGTGATGGCATCATGATTATAAAATCAGCAGTTAGAACAATTCCAAATGATAACCAGTAGTTAATTTGGGGCGCACCGATTTTAACAATAAACCAGTTCCACATAATCATAAATACCAATGGTGTTAATAATGCGTTTAACCAACCAAGACCACTGGCTGCTATTTTCTTCTCTTTAAGTGTCATCACTTATCTCCTCCGTGTAAAAACTCATGAATATCATTGCCGATTTCATCAGGACTGATACGGTCGGTGTCGTCGCTCCATTCCGCAATATACTTGTCGGCCGGCAACACTCTGATGTGGCCGTCTGATGTGTGGACGGTGTATATTTCAAAACCATACGCATCAAAGTCACCCTGTTGATAATTTATTTCAGTAACTTTTGGGATAGAGTTTATTGGTTCAAAACTTCCGTCCCTTTGATTTTTGAAACACTCGTCGCCGACTTGTACTAACATTTTGTCGTATACGATTTCATTTAGTGCAAACTCACCGTCGTTTGTCACGCTCTGTAAGCTAACTATTTTCATCTCATCACACTTTCTCTATTTTTATAGTCACAGCTTTCGATACGTTGCTGTTGAAATGCTCTACTTCTGCTTTTAGTGCCTCATAGTGTTTATCTGACACATACTCGCCGTTTTGGTATTCATAATCGTAGTATGAGTTAAACAGCTCCATGAAATGTGACGGTACAGCCGTTATTTTGTATATCGTCATACAACCACCCGACTGTTTTCAATCCTTAATCCCATTTGATAGATAACGCCACGCATTGTTGATACGCTAATAGTGAAATGTTGCGCTAGAACATCAATGCTAGTGATGCCTTCTTGTAATAACAACCGAACTCTTTGTTTCCGTTGCGCCATTTTGTGACGTTGTATTGCCGACCTGCGTTCAAACGAGCCGGTGAAACGTCCGTCAGATACCGCTTGTTTATTGTTTCTGTCTTGAACAGACTTGTTGTATTTTTCGATCGTCATATTATTACTCTCCCACTCTTTATTTCGTAGCCAGTTTCTTTGGCATACTCATAGACAGCCGTAGTAGAACAACCTATTTTATCGGCGATTAATTTAACGTTATTTTCACCTTGTTCAACCAACTCAATAAATTGACCCTTGCGCTGTTTTTTTATCTCCGATGGTGGAACAGGCTTACTTACTACCCCATTGCTGGCTAACAATCTTCTTTTAGCGTATATTTGTAATTTCGTCTTACCTAATTTCGCAGATATTTCATCAATTCCATAACCGTCACTTAACATAGTTATTAAAGCTTTTGTTTGTGACTCACTCCAAAAATGGTCACTTTCTTCTCCTCCTGCTGTTTCAGGTTTTAACTTTTTCTGCATCCATGTGCAAGCCTCTTCAAATCCTCGTGACCTTTCCACGATACAAAATCCTGTCGCATAGTTTGTCATTGTTTAACCTCCTCTATTTCAATCTTCAAATAAGGTTTTTCGGTGTAAATCTTCCGCCCTCGGCCATCTACAATGAAACGATCATCTTCAATAATCAGTGCATTCAACCTATCTTGTGTGGACTTGCATAAGTTATCCCAATCACCTAGCTGTGATGATGTTGGGTATATCTCACGATTAAGCGCTGATAACTTTTTCTTCTTGCTCCACGACCGCGGTGGCATGAAACCGAACACGTAATCAACACGTATCGGTTGCGGACCAAATCTTTTGAACTTACTACGATTCAATTTAGACTTCAACCTAATCGCCAAATCCGCAATGTAAGCTTTTTCTTGCTTGCTCTTGTAAACTTTTCCAAACTTATTAAAATTTGATTGATTATGAGGTGCTGGATTAACTGTTAATTCTGTCTCAAATTTGAACATTTATCGGCTTGCCCTCTGCATAATAATTAAGTCATTATGATTTTTTATACGTCTTTCCAATTTGTTAATTACTTCCAATGCATATCGACCATCAACCACACCTCGTGGTTTGCCATCTGGAGTTAAAAATGCTTGCCTTGCTTCTTCAAATGGACTTAATCTTTTACTTGTCGCCATCTCTATACCTCTCATTTGCTCTCACGTCCACAGAAACCGTCTTATTTGAATTTTTAAATGCAGTTTAGTGTATTTACACCTAAACAGTTTTTAACGTCTTAAAACGATTGTTGCTGTCTATCTAATATTTAATCTATGAGCCTCTGCAATTCGTTCATCTATCTTGATGCCTGTCAGGTGGTGCTTCTGTAAGAATGTTTCAATTCCTAACGAGTGCGCCTCTTGATGATGAATACGACATAATTGCACGGCTCTGTGTTTCAAATGGTTAGTCTTGCGCCTGTCTACCCCTTGGCCAATCGTGTCTAAATGGTGCAAATCGCTAGGTCTCTTGCCACATATCACACAACACTTGTTCATCAAACATTGATATTCCCAGTGCGCTATTTCCTGCGGCTCCAGCTCGTTCAACGGTTTCACACTCAAAGCAATGTCGTGAAGTGCTGCATAATCTAATAGCATGTTGATAAACTCGTTTGTGTCCGACTTGTTGCCCTTGACTGTGCTCAGACTGAATTCGCCAAAGTCCAAGCCATGGTAATACTCGTACGTGCCGTAAAAGTGCCTTCTCGTGCTTTCAACAGTCTCTAACCATGCTCCACCTACTTGCGACAACCAAATGTCATTGAGTAACGCGAACGCAAATCTACGCTGTTTTGGTGTTGGTTCATTATCATCACTAGCTACCACCGATAGAATTTGTTGCTGATTAGTTTCGTGATACTTCTGCAATGTGTGCAAATCATCATCGCTCATTCGCAATGTGACTAACCCTTTGTTTGGATCTAGCTTATTCACTTGTCCAAATAATTCAGTCAACGGTTCACCTTAATTCATCCGTTTTAACATTTAGCGCATCCGCAATTTTAATAATGGTTTCAAACATTGGACTACGTTCATTTCTAATAATCGGATTTATTGTGCTATATGGAATACCAGATTTCTTAGATAACCAATAAATAGTTTTGTGTTTTTTGATCAAAATATTTTTTATTTCATTACCGTAATATTTGGACATTTTTTGACCTTGTTTATTTCCTTTCTAGGTTATAATATTTATATTGAGCATTATTTATATGCTTAAATAAACCAGCGGGAGGTCTTTATCTTGACCCAAATGTTGAGTTTTTCTGCGTTGAAGTTTAATGGCGTTCTTGCTTGAAGTAGGTTTGACCAACTTCCCCGATTTCTGTAATTAGTACGATTCAAAGTGATTATTTTTGGTCGAATAGTTTCCCGAGAATCTATTAATTCCGTAAACTCAGAGATTTAACTGAACCATTCTAAGAAACCTTTTACATGATTGACCAGAGTTTTAATATAGTGCGAGACTCACACAGATCAATCAACTGGTAATGACACATCAGAGGCAACGGAACGAGTCAGTAAGTCTATAGTCAAATAGATTTACAGCTTTACATTAAGCCATAAGATTAGTATTCATGTACTATTCTTATGGCTTTTTGTTACTCCTCCAACTTTGTTTTCAATCCCATTTCTTTCAACTCAGCAAGTTCCTTGGCTACATCTGACACATCAACATTCGACTCTGCTACTGGTTCTGTTATCATCTGTGGCTCTACTCGTTGTGCTCTGCCATTGTAGCTATGTTGCTTACTTTTAGATTTTTCATCATCACGTTTCTTTTCGGATGCCTCAATATCTTTCAAAGTAAACAATTTTCTCTGGTACCAGTCTCTGGTTACATTCCACAAATACTTAAACTTACATACACCATTGCCAACAGATATCTTGATAGCCTGTAAGATAACGCTGTATGCTTCACGGTAATTGCCATTATTAGCTTCAGCAAAATCATCTAACTCTTTGTTGATGTCAGTTGATACTAATCCGCCAATCGTTCCGAATCCATTTTGTTCGAGAATATTGACCAGAGCTGAGTAAGCTTTTGATTTGTCGTCGTTGTCATTTGCTGTTTCTTCGCCGCCAACAACATCTAACTCTTTCTCTTTATCTATCTTTAACTCTTTCTCTAACTCTATATCTATCTCTGTTGGACGCTCATTGGACGCTGGTTGGACAATGTCCAATTTATTGTTTTTTCTTTGTTCTCTTTTGTACCTAGCCCAATTGGTTTCTTGGTCAATTAACGCCGATACTTGTGACATTTCAACGTTTTGGCTATTGTCGATTTGAATTAAACCAGCTTTCGTAAAGTAAGCCAAAGTCATAGCGACTTGTTCTGTTTCTTCATCAATCATCAAAGCCAATTCTTCTTCTAGTTTTCCGTAAACACCTTCGTAATAAATAACTCCGTTAGTGTCCAAAGAACTCAACATCATTTTTTGATATATAACTACCATGGTGTCGCCACCAGCCATTTTTCTGGCCTTTTTAATAGCAAGATTTTTATAAAAGTTATTATCAAGCCTTAACCAGAAGTAAATCGGTTTTTTCTTAGTTACCACTGTTACCTCCTTGGGGCTTCACACCCTTTCGTGTGGTTACGCCACATCGCCATCATACGAATGAACATCAACGAATCGAGCGACTTAAACTCTTTTCACTGGTTAATCAGTTTAGTGACGATGATCGGGTCATAACGACCTTAATTTAATTGTTTGGCGATTTCAGAAAGCATTTGTTTGAAGTCTTTACCGGTGTAAATTCCGTCATCTTGAATATCGTCCCAAACTTTCGAGAACTCATATTTAATTGCTTTTTTCACTTCCTGAACTTCTGTTAACTTAGGTGGTTCAGACTCCAACGCCTTGGCTTGAACAAACTCTAGATTCAATAATTTCGTTAGCGCTCCAGTTGGTTTACCGGTAGCAGTGAAATTGCTAATCTTCAACCAATCTGCCTTAATGGTCAGTGGTGTTTTAAGTTGATACGATTCATTACGTTCATCAATTTCTTTTTGCAACACTGGTTGTAATTGCTTTAGACGACCAACATTCCACGTATTTTGTTCTTCCGTAATATCCTCAATGATTGAATCGGCAGTATCTTTAACGGCGAATAAACCACCATTGCGCTCAATTAATTCTTGTTCATAATCCTTAACATTTTGCTTCACTGATTTCTTGATTAAGTCAGATACTTGCTTCATGTCTTTCTTCAAAGCAGCCATACTTTGAGCATCTACCTTGCTATTAATCGTGGTCACTTCAACACCGTTCAACGTTGCTCGTAAATCGTTCCAGTTCTGTGCCACACCGTTTTCAAAGCTAATCAATGGCATTACTGTTTTTGGCTCACTCATTTCACGTCCTCCAAAGCTTCATTCTTTTCAGCAAAAGGATTAGGCGCATCACCTGTATCAACTCCTGAAAACGGATTATCGCTTTTTTCTGCTGGTTGATTATCAATAATTTCTGGTTCAACGTTTTGCTCTTCAGGAGTGATTTCTTCTGTTTCCGGAGTAACATCACGTGCTTCACGCTCATTCTTATCATCTTCGGCAATAGCTTGCGCAACCTTAGTAGTCTTGGGGGCAAACTTAAGCAAGTCTTTCATCACAGTTTTAATCGCCATTGCATCGAAATCCGTGTACCATGGTGTCTGTGGTGTTTTGCCGTAACGGTCTTTATGGTCTGGCCCCTTATAAGTTTGGCTGAACTTCATAGCATGGTTAATTACTCGTTGGATCGGCCAATACTTGACGATACGTTCGCCGTCTAAGTAATAAAATGCCAGGTATCCGGCTACTGGACTTTCACCGTCTACGTATGGATCATAGTTTTCATTTTCCATTGTGAATTCATCAAATACATAGTTGTAATGTGGCTTGTTCGCTTCATAAACAACACTTCCACCCAAACGACCAACACGACCAGTATTCTGTACAAGCTTGATAATCCCTCGATAACCTAATTGGAACTGGGCTTTAACATCTTTGGTTATCCACTTACCGTCTACCTTCGCGCGCTTTCCGTACGGAATAACGTAGGCTTCACCAAGGTCTGGTAAGACAGATAAATCAAGAATGGCTGCTCGCATTGCAGCGTTTGTTAAGTCATTCATATTTGTTTTGGCTAAGTCTGGGTTTAATGCCACAACCGTTGACAATCCACTTAAGAAACCGGCTGCGTTGTCTTTCAATATTTCCTCAAAATGCTTTTGCATCTTGTCACTGTTGATAATTTTTTGAACTTGGGCTACTTCATTTGCCATAATTATTTCCACTCCAATTCTTTAATTTCTTCTTCGCCATACGTGCTATATGGCGTTAATATTCCTTTGTACACACCGTTTAGGCAGTTCTTTTCCAAATACGTACCGAGTGCTTCACCGGCACAAACAACTTCTTTCGTTCCGACTTTGACCACATAAACGAAGTAGTATTCTTTTTGCAATTCTTCGTAAGTCATCCACATAAAGTCTGCTTCATCTGTATTGTTTAATGCATAAACATACAAACATTTTTCATGAAACGGAACGGCTTCTTTTCCCTCAAAATAATCACGTTCAAAATCATTTCGTGGTTTATATGGTTCAGGCAATGTCACTACCATTTGCATTTACCTCGTTTCTTGCTATAATCGAGATATAAATTTCTTGCGAATAATTTATATCCAGCGCTTTAACTGTTACAGCAGTTAGGCGCTTATTTTTTTGTTCTAAATTCATCTAAGCTGACATCTAGCGCATCAGCTATTTTTTCCATGGTTTCAAACTCAACATGTTTATTGGTACTGTTTCTAATCTCATATATTGTTGTTTTACCAACATTCGTATGCTGAAATAACCAGTACCACGTGAGTTGTTTTTTCTTCAAAATTTCATCAATTTTATTGCTTTTTAAAGACATTTTTTGGCCTTGTTCTTTCTACCTAAAATGGTATTCTTTACTTATACAAACGTTCCTTTATGCGAACTAACGTCTGTAAATTTGATAGCATCCGATTATCCAAATTGATGCGGAAAGGTAACTAAAATATGTCAGACTTGATTAAGCCAGGTACAGATAATCAACGACCAGGAAAATATCACGAAGTTGGTCCACGTGGTGGTGAAGTTCCAAATCCTAAACACGCCACGATTGAACCAGGTGATCGTTTACCACCCGCAAGTAAAAAGGGAAATAAGTGGACTAAATGATATCGAATACGGCTATTTGTTTAGTCGTATTTTTTTGTGACTAAATATCCAGTACCATTTAAAGAAGTCAACTTGTATCCATGATTCGGCATACCTAACCCCATCTTCTTCATACTTTGTTAAATAGTGATGCATGTTTTTCTCCTTTTTTATTTAACCCGCAAATACTTGTTGCTACCATCTGTGCCACCCATACGTTCCAAGCGGTGCTTATTACGTTGATGCTCACGCTCTTGTGACTCGCCCTGTATCATGCCACCAAAGAAAACTACACCTAGCACGATTGCTACTGCTATTACTTGTAAAAACCACATGTTACCTGTCTCCTTCCAAGAAACGTTTCCTGTATTCGCTATATCCGACTAACTCTGAATCATCTTTTGCTTTACGCAAATCATCTGTGTTGCTCATTATTTCAGCATTCAACATATCCATTTGTGCGCCAAATTCTCCATCTGCTGTGTCACTAGCAAGAAAAGTAATCAACTCTTGAACCTCATTCAATTTTCCAAGAGCTATTTCTAATTTGCCTCGTTGATAATCATTTATCGTCATGCTACATCTCCTTTATTGTTCAAAAACTTATTCACAAAATAAATTTGTCCTTTACCAGTTATTTTCGGTGTATTCGTTGTCCTTACCGAACCATCTGGATTGTTAACAGTTCTGGTTTTAGTTTCCATAACTTCCAAATCGACACTCTTCTGTGTTGGCAAGTTTCTTTGCTCTCCGCGTATACCGAGATATTCGTGTTGGCGTAGCCAACTGAATAGCCTATTTTGGCCAATGTTTACGCCGTTCTGTCGTAGCATTTTAGCTAGTTGGCCAACAAGAATACTATTTTCACTAGTGTCTACCGCATCAGCGAACAATGCTTTGGGTTTCATTTCAGCAATAATTTTGTCTTTGTGTTCAAGTAATTGCTGTGAAGCTTTCAAACCCAATGCCATCTGATAAGATGGATCACTTGCTAATTCCTTGTAACGCTCCTCGACTTGGATAAAGTAATTACGCACTTGCTTACCTTTTTCGTTACGTTGTAACATCGCAATTTCTTTTGCAGTACTAATCGTTAGATTGTATTCGACACTCGGACGACCACTGTTTTGGGTTTTACTCAAAAATGAGTAAAAGTCTACACCCTCTGCAAAACCGTATTCAATCATTCTAGTAATCCAATCATTGAACCGTGCTTTAACATTCAAAGCTTTGTGTAAATCACGAGCACTTACTTGCGCTTCGCCTTGTTCGTTTTGATTAATTTTGATAATTTCTTCCATGTTGCTTACCTTTCTAAATTTCACCTTCGTATGTTTTTCCAACTGATATAGCAGCCGTAAACGCGTCCCATGCTTTTCGTGGAATCACGCCACCACGTTGATGGTATTTAATGAACGGCGCATCGTCTCTGCTTAGGAAAACTGATCGTAATGTATCTTGACTAGTTTGTGTGTACAACTCCAATAATGAAATCGTCATCAAGTTCGGCCAACCTATTCGGTTATATGTTTCTATTTTTTCAACACGCTCTGGTGTTAATTGAAATGATGTTGCCATGTTAGTATTCCTCTCGTGTTATAATTAAATCGTTAATATTCCGCCTGACTAGTGCTATAGTCAGGTTTTTTTGTGCTATCCTTTATTTATCAACGTGCCAGTTGAAATAAATGAAAGGAGTTTGTTATGTCTAGTAAAATTCCTAGTCAATCTGAGTTAGAAATAAGATTGACATCTCTTGAGATAACCGCAGATTTTTTAAAACGTCATAAAATAGGCGAACGTTCTAAACAAGGTGAATTACTCTCTCAATTACACGATGAATTAGTGAAGTCTTTTGTTTCTTATTATGAAAATAAGAAGAATTAGATAATCTATTTAATGCTTTAATTCGTTCATCAATAGGTTTCTTACCGTTTCTGGCTATCGAAGTGAGATTTATAACATCTCTCTTTGATAGCTTTTCTTTATCCATACTTTCCTCCTATGCTGGTTGTTCTTGTTCAGTTTTCTGAACTTTAACTGTAAAAAAATAAGTTGCTAGTTCTTTGTCACCAATACCCAGCGCCTTGCTGATATTCATCATTTCGTCTTGACGAAATGGAACGCCTTTTAATTTGTTGGTTAGTGAAGCTGGTGAGATTCCAATTTCCCTAGCTAAAGAACTTTGATTGAAACCTTTTGATTTCATACGCCCATATAGACGCTCGTAGTCAAATTTTATCATTAGGTACCTCCTTTTTATTTTAGTTCAGTTTTCTGAACACCTTTATATTACCACCCTTATTTTTATAATGCAACACTTTTATTCAGTTTTCTGAACTTTATTTTAAATATTTGTTGAGTTTTACTGAACTTTAGTTTATACTTAACCTGTAACATATTAAGGAGAAAAAATATGGAAAGCTTTAACTCTAGACTTAAAAAAGCTATGGAGTACAAAAATATAAAGCCTGCTGAATTATCCAAGTTGACCGGGATTGGGAAATCTTCTATTAGCCAATGGCTATCTGGTAAGTATTCCGCAAAACAGGATAAAATATTTATTGTCGCTAAAGCTTTAAACGTTAATCCAAGTTGGCTAATCGGCGCAGATGTACCTATGACTGACGAAACGGTTCTTGATCGCATTTATCATGTGGCTGACAAACTTAATAAAGATAGACAAGAAAAAGTTTACGAATTCGCTGAACAACAATATAATGAACAAAACAACGTCGTTGAGTTGCCTACTAATAATGAAGTTGAAATACACGGTGTTGTCTCGGCTGGAACCGGTGAATACCTGCTAGATGGAAAACCTGAACTTGTACCCTATGATGGTGAGGTACCACCGCACGACTTTGCTTTAGTTGTAAACGGTGATTCAATGTTGCCGTTATTTGAAGATAAACAAATCATATTTGTAAACAAAACAAAAGATGTGCGATCAGGTCAAATAGTCATAGCAAACTACGATCAACAAGCCTACGTCAAGAAATTGATAAAAGATGACAATGGTTGCCGATTGGTCTCTTTGAATAAAAAGTATGATGACATGCCCATTGACGATAACCATGAGATGTCAATATTCGGCGTTGTCGTTTTATAAGGAGGAAAAATGAACACAGATGAATTGAATCAATATTTAAAGTCAAACAGTTCAGCATATAACATATTTATAGAAAAGGCTTTGGATGATCAAAAAGCTAGAAATGAAAGAAGACCAGTAGCTAAGCGTTGGGACATCGGAAAAATAGAACGAAAAGCTGAAAAAATGTGGACTGACGTCGTTACTAGTTTGTATGATAAGTTAAGAATGGAATCGAGTATCAAAGGAAAAGAACCTATTTACTGGGTTAAATTTATAGCCGACAAGGAAATTTTAGATAATTTTGAAAACAGCATGGCTGAACTTGAATTTGAGTAAACCGCTATGCGGTGTACATATTTTAAAGGAGAAACAGATAATGGGATTATTTGATGTAATTAAAAAAGAAATGGCTGCAGCCCAAGAAAAAGCTGCTCAGGAGAAAGAACATAAAAAAGAATATGATGATCATCAATTACAATTAAAATCGTTGTTTGTTGCTAATGGCAGAATTGGTATAAACAGGTTTAACGACGACCTAAAAATAATTAAACTATCAACCGAAAATTTTTTTAAAGATGTATACGTTGAATATGATAATATACTGGAAGTCAAGTTAGACGAAAAAGTAGATGAGCAAACAAATACCAAAAACGTTGGGAAAAGAAAAGGTGTTATTACTCGTTCTGTTGTAGGAACTGTGCTGATGCCTGGTGTCGGGACAGCTATCGGTGGTTTAACAGCTAAAAAAGAAAATAAGGTATTGACGACCACCAAGAAAAACGTCACCCGAAAAATTGTGCTTATTCAAAAAACTCCTTATCAATCAATGTTGAAAACGACTTATGATGAAACTTTATATTCCAAACTCCAAGGAATAGCTAAAACTAATAACAATGCTAAGAGTGTTGAAAGTGTTAAAACGGATTTAGAACCTCAAATAGATTTTGATAACTTGACTAAACTTAAAGAACTACTAGATCAGGGAGTTATTACCCAAGACGATTTCGATACTAAAAAGAAACAAATTTTAGGTATTTAATTCATGCCCTTTCGGGCGTACATAATAGACAATGAAGTCTCTAAAATAAGCAAATAAAAAAGCACACCCTAAACTTTGGACGGTCAAGGTGTGCTAAAAGTATACTACAAACGCACGGGGCGTTCTATATCATTATACCAGATATGCGCCCCCTTTTTAAGGAGGCTTTTTTATATGGCAAGTTTTGAAAAACGTGGTAAGAAATGGCGAGCAGTCGTCTCTTATGTTAACGGACACGGAGTTTTCAAGAAAGTTACATCTACATTTGATACACAACGTGAAGCTAAGTTGTGGGCTGCTAAGGAAGAGGTTAAGGTCAAAAACGGATATGATCCAGAAAAATCAAAAATGACCTTTAGCAATTATTATCTTGAATGGTTGAAAACATATAAAGAACCAACCGTCAGAATATCATCTATGAAGAAATATCAAACATACGCCAAGAATATCGCTACTATGTTTGAAGAGTTGAAGTTATCTCAAATAACCCCCTCTATCGCCCAAGAACGCATTATAGAGTTCGGTCATACACATTCACTAGAAACAACCAAAAACATTACTACGACAATTAAAAGCTCCCTAAAAGACGCTTATGTTGACGGATATATTGAACGTGACGTATTTGGGAGACTTAAAGCCGTCAGCAGTAAAAAGCAAACTAGTATACAAATTATCTCGATGCTCAAGAATTCGAGAGATTACAAGACTATCTCTATTCAATTATAGAGAACGCAGACCGTTTTCATCTTCTAGTATTAATAGCAATCGAAACCGGAGCGCGATACGGAGAGCTACTGGCTTTGACTAGATCAGACTTTGATTTAATAAAACAGGAAGTAACCATTACAAAATCATACTCTAGCGGAGCAAAAATGGTTACCAAGCCTAAAAATAAATCATCTATACGAATCAT